AAAATGGACTGGATGAAGCTGTTTAAAAAGAAAAAAAAGAAATGAAGCTACTTATACTCACAGGATTGGTCATCATCATTGTCCTATTGGCTCTCATAGCCTTAATGGTTTATGCGATTGGTGACAAAATATCCCAAAAATAAAAGATGTTGATTTGTTATACCCTTTAGGTGTATAACTGGAAGCTTACCCCCAAAACAAAAGGAATAATATGACGGTAGAAGAATTACAAAGTGTTGTTGTGTATTTACAAGACAAGATAGAAAAATTAGAACAAAAAAAAATGTGTGAATGTGACACAATAGATGCAGAACCAGAAGTAATGAAGCCTACTGTAACGTATGTAACTAACTATGATGAAGACGATGAGTGCTTAACGTGTTCAGCTTAGCTCTTCCTCCTCATAAGTCCGACTATCATAAGAAATCTCAAAAAGATCACAAAGTTGTTTCTCTATTTTTTCGTATGTGTTATCTTTTGGCTCAAAATCCTCTAACAATTTATTTAAGATAACGTATAAGACTGTCCTAGCGCTGTTAAGATCGGTCCCGTCAAGGACTTTACCGTCCTCTGTTTTGTATTTTAAGATAATTTCATCAGAATAATCACGAATACGACGTGATACATTGTCTGACATCTCTATCATTGCATCTTTAAACTCTCTCTTTTGCATCGATACTCCTATCTTGACTCCATTGTTGGACTCTACCACGCCAATAATCTTTTTCTTTACGGTCTAATTGTTCCCATCTTGCTCTTCTAAAGCCTTCTTTATCAAATCTATATCGTAAGTTCTTCGCTTGTTTGTCGTATTTCGTCTCAATTATATCAGACATTAAGTCCTTTCACGGGGTTTTCCGCAGTGAAATGTACGTTAAAAGCCATGGAACGGCGTTCTCCTTCACTTCTGAAGGGGTAGACTTGGTGTGTTAGCCAACTAGGAAAGATATAAAAGTCTCCAACCTCTGGTTTAGCTAAAAAACTATGGCGTGCAAAATGATTTGGTACAGAACCAATAAACTCTAAACAGCCCGCAGTAGGATGATGATCTTCTTTCGCGTACTCTTCATCAAATTTGGGAGGAATCTTTAAAAAGCATACACCTGATAAATTAGAATCATGTATATGTATCGGATTAAAGTCACCAGCCCACTGACTAACAGCCCAAACACGGAAAGATACTTTTGTCCCTTCTGGAAGAAAATCGGGAAGTACTCTTTTCGTATACTCTTGCGATATGGTTGCAAGAAACTCTGGCAATCCTTCGATAGCCATATGATCTATACTTATTTCTTTTTTAACGTTCCCGGCAAGATTATGACTCCAATCACGATCTTTACTAGCCTTCTCGTCCATTAATATACTATCAGATTGTGCATTAAGCCCATCAACATATAATTGTGGCAGTTTAGTTTTTAATATACTTGGTCCAAATGGTTGGTATATATCAAATGATATTTCTATTTCTTTTTTTTCAGCCATCAAAGTTCTCCGGGTTTTTAAATTCTCTTTCGTGTTCCTCCCACAAACGACGACCTTCACCGTAAGAATATAACCATTCGTTTACGCTAAATTCTTTTGTAGTGCCGTTCGTGTAAGATACTTGAACACAATCTTTTTCGACTCCCTCTGGAGTCATTGTCTTAATTTTTCTTACTGCACTAACTATCAGTTTTTTCTTCATTTTTTACAGGGGGAATATTAGATTGACTAAATAATGCTTTAACATCTTTTAATGCTTCTCTCATGTGTACCTTTTCCATAACAATGTGTTTTAATTCTTCAATATGATCTGCATGATCAAATTCTTTACTCGTAATATACGTAGGACTATTTACTAATAAAATTTCTTTTGCTTCAAGTTCTGATAACTCTCCGTTAAGTTTATTCATAACAGCGGTATATAATGCTGCTTTAATTTTCATTTCACTCTGGTCTGACATGGTTATCCTCTCCATTTTTTAGTGACGGTTTATTCTGTTCTTTATCAATTAAGTAACGTAAAAATGAAGCCATCGACATATAATTTTTCTCTGCTATGGGTTTGGCTTTTTGATACGTGTCTATACTGATCGCGACAGATTTATACTTTTTAATGTCGGTCATTACTTTCTCCTATATGTAGTATGTTTATTCATACAAGCCCATACATATGGGATTCTGGTAATTTGTCAAGGAAATTAGGTGCTTTTATTATTATTATAATACTTCCATATTTCATCAGACTTAAAAATCTGAGGATATGTTTTAAACAAACCAAGGGTGACAGCTAATAACTTTTCTGTGTATTCTGGGTCAACAGCGTAGTTTTTTAAAGTATCAATAACTTTAAATACATCTACATCATCAACTATAAATTGTTTTAAACGTAAATCTCTGTACTCAGTAAATGCACTAGAAGAGTTTAGTAAAGCAATATAATCAGCAACACTCTCACATTTGTTACCATACATTTTTAAAAGAACATCACTGTTTAATGATTTTATATGAGGCTCTGTATCATCTGTTTCTATTATACCATAAAAATTATTTGCTTCTAATGCAAAACGAGAACGTCCCCAATCAGATTCTAATATGGCTTGTGCTACACTAATCACTACAATAACTCTGTACCGTGGTTCGATAACCGCGTTACTTAATATAGTACACTCGGCTACACCTTGCACAAAATAATCACGAGGGTTAGCACTATAATTAAAATCAAACCCATTTATTAATGGATTACATAATAAAAATAGTGTTGCACATAGTTCTTTAAACATAATTATTTTTTATTTATTTCACCCCATGAAGGTCCTACTTCTGCATCTACTTTTAAAGGAACTCTTAACTCAACAGTGTTTTCCATTATTTCCTTGATCCGTGATACTTGTTCCGGGTTCTCAATAGAGCAGTTTAATTCATCGTGTACTTGTATATGAGAAACAATACCCTCTTCATACAAATCAATCATCGCCTTCTTCGTCATATCAGCACTCGATCCTTGTATTAATCTATTTAACGCTTTGTATGTCCATGCACGTTTTATATCACGACCATATACTCTTTGCGCTTCATCTAAAGGTAATGACTTATGAATACCAAATGCTCTTGGTTCCCATTTATCAAATCTACACTTACGACCAAGTAGAGTACGTAGAAATCCTACATTCTCTGCTTTCCTTGTTGCTTGCTCCATCAATTGTTTTACAAAAGGTACATTCGCATGAAACTTAGCAAACAAATCTTCTGTCTCTTGTTTATCTAAACCAAGTTCACTAGATAGTTTACCTTTACCCATACCATACATCATACCAAGGTTAATTGTTTTAGCAGTACGTCTATCTATACCCGCCATATCGGCAACAGCTTGATGAAAGTCGGGGTCTTGTGTTTTATAGGACTCAATAACCTCGTCAGCTCCTTTTAAGCCACCCCCGGTAAGAGCGGCGTAATGCACTAATACTCTTGGTTCTTGTTGAGAATAGTCGAAACTACCCCATTTGCAACCTTTATTTGGTACAAAAACGGACCTAATGAGAGGTCCTATTTCCTTGTTTCGTGAAGGAACCTGCTGTAAATTGGGATTTGAGTAAGAAAATCGTCCCGTTACGGTACCACCATCATCACTTTTCATCTGATGTATATCAGCATGAATACGTCCTTTATGAGAATGTCTTAATATTGTATCAATAAATGTTGTCCTAGCTTTATTTGTTTCTCTTGCACTAACAATCATTTTAGCAAGTGGATGTTTATGACTTACTAAAAAGTTTTTATCAAATTTAGGTTGACCAGATTTTTCTGTTCTTTCATATTTAATATTTAATTTATCAAATGCTTTAGCAACACTCACTGCCGCATGAATCTGTACATCAACACCTGTATCTTTTTTAATTTGACGAAGTATTTTATTTTCTTGAATTTGTAAATTTTTCTTTATCAACTCCGCTTTTTCTAAATCAACACGTACACCGTTCCATTTCATATCTATTAGACAAGGGAGTAACCTTGTTTCTAAATCAAATATACTTGTTAACTCTTGCTTAGTTATTTCTATTTTAAAATAATGCCATAGACGTAATGTTAAATCAGCATCTTGTTCAGCATAATCACCGACATACATTGGAGGAAGTTTCCACATCTCTGCTTTAGCATCGACACCCCATTCTTTCGCTGTGTCAAATAATAATTTTTGTGATTTTGTTTCATTTAAATATTCTCTACCAACTGTATTTAAATCATACTTAAAACTATTTTCATTAATAAGAGGAGCGGCAATCAATGTATCAATAATTCGACCTTTGACTTCTAGTCCCATCTGTCTTAACCAACCTACATCATAACTTGCATTATGAAATATTTTATCACAAGGTAAATCTAATATTTTTTTTAATTGTCGTTTAAATATATTTTCATCAAAATTACCACCGCCTTCGTGTCGTAAAGGAAAATAACCTTTCCAACCATCTACAGCAATAGCAACCCCCGCAACAAAACCATTTCCTGTAGCCCAACCCGGGCCTATTGTTTTTAATCCGGGATCATTTGTTTCTAAATCAATTGCAATTTCTTTTGCTTCAGATAGATTAGGAATTTTCTCGGGTGGTGTCCATTCACTTGGTGGTTGGAAGAGTGGTATCTGTGTCATCTTTTTTCCTATCATTTATTTCACCTGCAATCGCCGCATATCCCGCCATGTCTATGTAACAATCTGTTGTAGGTCTGTGTTTTAATCTTGCTACTTTTAAAAGTAACATACATATAGCTACATCATGTGCAGATATATTGTAACCTAAGTAAGCACCCCATAACTTTGAAATGTTTTCATGGTTTTGATATTTGTCACCGTAATCATGTTGACGTTGACCCATAACAATCTTTGCGGCCGTGTCTAAATATTCTCTAGTCTTCATCTTTCTCCTTATTATTTATTGAGCGTAAATCATTTGCTAGTAGTTGTAAATCAAGTAATAGTATTTTTAACTCATGATCAACTTTCTCACGGTTTAGTTTTGGTAACTCAGAACGTATCTTACGTATTTGTTTCTCTGTTACACTAACTTGTTTCAATGCAGTGTTTATTGTAAACATTAAAATGCCTCCGAAAATTCTCTGTCCGTTTGTGAACGAACAATATTTAATGTGTTTCTTGCACGCGTCATTCCCACATAGAATACACGTCTTTCTTCATCTCGTTGTTTCCAATACTGCGCATCAGCCTTACGAGTTAAATCTGTTAATAACATTACATTATCTGCCTCGCCACCTTTTGATCCGTGTATCGTTGACAGTTTGATCCGTGGTGCGCGTCTAATGTTTTCTTTACGACGTAAACACATACGTACATAAGTTTTTTTAGTAGACTCAATATTTTCTAGTGCCTTAAACCAAGGTAACTCTTTATCTAATTTTAATCCGTAGCTATCCCTCAACATATCAAAGGTAAACATCTTATCTTTATCTACATTTGTCATGCTTTTAAATTTTTTATCTACACCTGTTCCTGTTTTAATATAATTGTAAAATGATTTTACTCGTTTAATATCTAACTCTTTACCTTTGCGAATATCTTCCCATGCAAGTACAGCTTCATGCACACGTTTATTAATAGATGTACGATCTCCTCGCTCATAAAAATA